TGTCGTCCACGTCGTGCAGATCGACCACGTCGCCCGCCTCGGCCACGACGCCGGTGCCGATGACCATGGTCTTGAGAATCTTGAGTCGCATCAGGGGTTCCAGAGAGGGATCTCGGAGCGCGCGCCCGCGCGCGCGCCCCGGCGATCACTAGATGAGGAAGTCGTTCACGATCGTGAAGCAGTCCGGGAACCGGACGATGGTGTCGATGAGCTGGAAGCTCATGACCTTGATCTGCGACGGGCCAAGCGTCAGCTCGTCGACGAGGATCTCGGCCGCGCCCCACTCGAGCACCATGAGCGCCGACCAGTCGCCGTAGATCGCGGCGTGACAGACGCCGGTGCTGGTGCCCTTGGTGAGCGTGCTCGGCATGTTGGTCGTTGCGTACGCGCGATAGCCGTTCATCTCGCCCTCGACGCCACCCTTCCAGATCGGCTCCCCGCTTGTGCCGGAGAACACCTGCGTCCGCTTGAGGCGGCCGCGGAGGCCCGGCGTCGCCAGATAGCCCAACGAACCGAAGTCGGCGTTGTCGATCGCGACCTGCGTCTCCATGTCGACGATGAAGTCGTAGGTCGGCAGCGCACCGTTCACACCGGCGACGACGGCATTGACGCCGACCGTGTTGAGGACGCCGCGCGGCGCACCGCCCGTGCCCGCTCCGTTGAGTCCGCCAATCTCCACGCCACGGGCGTGGATCTTGAGCATGTCGCCACGCACCAGCGGTTCGATCGCTTCCGGCGACTGCCGGGCGATCTGGCGGGTGAACGACGTCGCGGACTGCCCGTTCTTGGGCGCGCCGATCGTCTGGCCGAGCGACAGCGAGGAAAGGGCGGCGTTCGTGGTTTCCGTCGCGCCCCACGAGAACGTGCCCGCCGCAGTCTGGCGCGTCAGGGCAAAGTCGCCCTGCAGGCCATCGAGGAACGTCGCGCCCAGCAGCTTCAGCGTGAGACGCGAGCGCAGCGCCTCGGCGAAGCCGCCGTACTCGACGAACTTGAGTTCCTGGCCCTTGTTCGCGCCGCCGAGCGACAGCAGGGTGCGCGCATTCTCGGCGACGTTGAACGGGCCCTCCATGAGCGTCGGGTAGTACGCGTTCCCGTTGCGGGGCGAGCCCATCTTCGTCGCGATCGTGTCGGAGACCTCGTTCTCGAAGCCCCGCTGCCCGCCCTTGAGCAGGCTCTGCACCAGACGCGCGAAGCTGTAGCGCTTGGTCTCCTTCTCGTTCAGCACGACCGGCTTCATCGACTCGCGCAGCTTGTCCTCCTGCTTCTTGAGCAGGTCGACGCCGATCTCGTCGATGGTCCGCTCGCTGTCGGCGAGCGCGTTCGCCTCGCGCTGGTCCACGCCGGCGGCGATGGCCATGCGGAGGATCTGTTCCCTACGGCGGTACGACTGCTCCGCTCCATTGGCCGGGGGTTCCCCGGCGACGACCTGACTCACGGCGGTCTCCTGGGCCCGTTGGCCCTTGGGCTGGGGTAGCGCACTGCGACGCGCACCGGCCAGCTCCGATGCACTGCGCGATTTCCCCACCGTCCAGTCGGCCGGCAGAGGTTCGAGGCTGCCCTCCATGGGGCGCCAGCGTTCGATGTAGTAGGTCGCGAGGCCCCCGTTCTGCCCTTCGACCACGCGATACTCGAGGATCTCGTAGCGGATCGAGACTTCCTGGCGGATGTCGTCGAGCACGTCGCGCCGATAGCGCTGCGACTCGGGATGGCGCGAGAACACGAAGTCGCCGACGAAGCGCTTGTCCTCGATGCGACAGTTGATGATCCGCCCATGCTGCTCGTAGCGATCGTGGCAAAGCAGCAGCGGCATCCCGCGCGCAGCGCGCGCCATGTCGACCGCCGCGGCGGTGTGCACGAGCACTTCCAAGTACTCGCGCCCCTCCCAGTAGTCGTAGCGCGGGACCGGGAGCTCGCTCGACAGCGAGACGGGGATCGGCTCGAGCGGATCCTCCTCAGGCGCGTCGGGCGCGATGGTCTCGGCGGCACGCGCGGCCTCACAGGCGGCCTGATACGCGGCGTCCCGCGCGGCGCGGCGCGCGGCCAGTGCCTCGCGGTCGACGCGCATGGTGAAGGGCACGACGTGCCCCACCACCTCCTCGGGTGCGGTCTCGGCAGTCGGTACAACGGTCGTCGCCATCAGGCAGCCCTCGCAGGCAGCAGCCGGGGCGTGCTCGCCCCGTCGGTGGTGTCGGTCACATCGTCGTCGTCTTCGGCGTCATCGGCCGGCGTCGGGGCGGGCGCGGCCAGCGCGGCCGCCATGAACTCGAGGCTGATGCCGGCCTGGGAGCACTTCTCCCGCTCGGTCTTGATCACGGCGATCTGCTCGTCCAGGTCCTTGCCGCCGACGCCGAGCACCTCGGTGAGCGTGGTCATGCCGTTCCGCAGCTTGAGCAGCAGCGTCTGGGCGTCCTTGAGCGGATCAATCCAGTTCCAGATCCGGTGATCCCACGTCGACGGGATGAGCATCCCCGCCGTGTAGCCGGGGATGTTGTAGCGACCGGCGACGACGCCGAGCCGTACGAACTCCGCGAGCAACGGCGCGAGGATGTCCTCCTCGAGCGCGGCCTGCTCCCCGCGCCACATATCGCGCTCGGGCTCGAGCGACGCGCGCTGAGATCCATAGTTGGCGTTGCGGTAGTCGCCGGTCAGGGCGTGCGGCGACACGCCGAAGCCCGACGCGACCTCGCGCTTCATGTCGGCGGCCATCGCATCGAACTGCTGCGTGGGCTGGCCCGGATCGAAGAGCTGCGCCTCCCAGCCGTAGGCGAGCGCGCCCATCGCACCGGGCTCGACTTCCTGCACCGGCTCGTCGTTGCCAGGCTGCGGGCCGACGCGCTGTATCTCGCCTTCCTTCGGAGGGGTGAGCGGCAGGGCGTCGTCCTTGGTCTGGACGAAGTAGCCCATCTTCGACGCGCACACGCGGTGCAGCACGACGAGCGCTTCCTGCAGCCGCTCGAGGTGGTGCAGCAGCACGAGAACCGGCGCCATCTTGGACACGCCACGCGCCTGGGCGATGCGCCGGCGGTTCGCGTGGCGCAGCATCTTCGCGGCACTGACGAACTCCGAGCGCCGCCGGCGTCCGCTCGACGGGTGCTCGTCGAACATCCAGTAGCCTTCGATCTCCCCGCGCGGCCCGAACTGCACGCCGTTGACCACGCGCCGCCCGCCAGGGAGCTCGCGCTGGTCGTTGTCGTCGCAGTAGTCGGCCTCGTAGGGCTGGACGAGCATCCCATACGGGGACCGCGCGGCCACGCGCATTTCGAGGAAGCCCTCTCCCTCGACGCCCCGCGCCTCGGCGAGGAGCGTCAGCACTTCGCGCAGCGACCGCCCGTCGGGCGTGCAGCGCCGCCCCCATTCGTAGACGTCGGTCTCGATCTTCTTGTTGAGCGCCGGCGCGTCGGGGAACTGCACGCGGAGCGAGGGCCCGAGCGGGCCGACGATGTTGTCGCGGCGCATCTGGGCGTAGCGGGCGCCGAGCGAGGTGTTCTGCACGACATCGCGCGCCCGGGCCCGGAGGCGGGTGTTCTGGCCGCCCTGCAGCTCGAGGTCGGCGGAGATCGATGCCGCGCCCCACGCGCCGAGCAGCCGGTGCGACGCCGCGGCGAGATAGACCCGCTTCCCCGCCGGCATCGATAGCGTGCGGGCGGCGTTCTTCGCCGCGCGCTCCGCGCGATTGAGCGCGATCGCCGTCCGGATGGTGGAGAGCAGGCTCATCGCGTGAACGCGAAGACCATGCCCCGCGACCCGCCGCGGAGCTTCGAGAGCTCGAGGTCACACCGCCGGATCGTCTTCCAGCAGTCGTCGGGGGAGGTGAAGAGGTACTGCTCGTCACCGATCATGTACTGGCGGATCCCCCCGCCCTCGAACCCGGCGGCGAGCGCATCGAGCGCCGCCTGGCGGACGCGCTCGAGCTGGGGCTGTCCCTGACCGGCCGTCTGCGCTTCGGGGTTCGGCGCGATCGTCAACGTGGGCAGCCCGATTGACCGGCGCCCGAGCGACGCGTGCGTGAAGAGCAGCGTGTGCGTGGCCGACCCGCCCGGGTGCAGCGCCGCCGACTGCGCGGCGGTCAGCGTGACGACCCAGTCGCTGCCGTCGGTCGCAGACGTCGCGGTGGCAACGACGACGCCGTTAATGCGCCAGGTGCAGGTCCACGCGCCCGTCGCCGACACCACCGTCCCATCGCCCGCCGTGAAGGCGCGGACGACAAAGGTCACCGTATCACCGGCGACGCATTGAGACGGCGGGCCTTCCAGGCGCTGCGACATGCGTCGATGATCGACGCGCGCCGCCGCGCGCCCTAGAGAGTGGGGTGCGCTCTAGTCACACGAGGGGCCGGTACGATCGACGGCACGCCGCGCGGTGCCGCGACGAGGCATCGGGGGTTGAGGAAGAACCGGAACCAGTAGGGCCGCGCGCCGCGCGCATACGCCGGCGCGTCAGGATCGTCCGCGCCGCGCGAGATGATGCCGACGGAGATCAGGCGGTCCGCCGAGCGCTTCACGTTCCGCGCCTTGATGCCGACGGAGAGCGCGATCGTCTCATACTTGTGCGGGGAGTAGCTCCACACGTCGAGCGTCGCCATGAAGTACAGCAGCACCGCCTTGTCGACCGGGCGCAGGTCCGGCGTGTTGGCCACCCCGGCAATCGAGGAGAGCTCCGCCATCAGAGCCACCCGCCGCGGCGCCGGCGCGTCTGCACGCCCCCTCGCACGAAGGACGTCTTGGGCGTGACCGGGGGCGGGGCGTCGGGGACCGGCGGCGTGCCCGCCTTCGCCTGGTCGGCCTTGGCCATCAGCCGCTCCCACTCGTGGCCGAGCTGCGCGACGGGGACGGGCCCCAGCTGCAGCGCCAGGTACGCATAGACCTCGCAGTCGTGCTTCTCGTTGCGCTTGCCCGACGGCCGCTCGTAGACGGTGATCCGCTTCCCGCGGTGGAGCTTCGCCTTCGGCCGCATCGCGAAGAACTCGTCGAGGTACTCGGCGGTCGCCCGCTCATTGAAGTGCAGGAAGGTCGGCCCCACCTCGAGCGGGCAGGGGTCCGGGGCGGGGAGGGCGGCCCGGCGGAAGAGGCGCTTCGTCACCGCCTGCACGCCGCAGACGTACAGCCGGCTTTTCGCCGACGTCTTCGTGTACTTCTTCGGCAGGATGTCGCTGGTGGCGTCGCTCGATCCCTTGATCGCGAAGACGTACTGCCCGAGCCGCGGCTTCGTCCAGGCGTACACCGGCGCCGGGTCGTCGCCGGCGTCGACACACATCGCCCCGATCGACAGCCGCGCCCCGCTCTCGTGGAGCCAGCTCCGCTCGGTGCGCAGCTGCTCGAGCGCGCCCCACACCTCCGGGCGCGAGGTGTCGCCGCGGATGATGCCCCACTCGATCAGCCAGGACTCTTCCTCGGGACCGTAGGCCCGCACCACGTAGTGCAGCTCGCCCGGCTGCTTGTCGACGCCGCAGACCAGGATCGTCCCCCGCTTCGGCACGTCGAACCGGCGTGGGGTGTCGCCGCTCCCCCCGTCGTAGCGGCGGGCGCGGTCGCGGACGTCCTCGACCAGCGTCTTCGTGACCCGATCCTCCCACGGCTCGCCGAGTGCCAGGTTGACGAAGGTCTGCAGCTTCTCCTGGTCGTCCTGCGCCTCGATCCACTCCTCGACGAGGCGGGCCCATCGGACGAACGGGGAGTAGAGGGCGTTGATGTGGTACGACCGGTAGGGCGCGCCGGGGTTCGCGGGGATCCACACGCCGGCGAGCAGCATCGTCTCCTTATGCTCCTCGCCGATCTCGCCCTCGCAGCCGTCGCACCGATAGATGGGCTCCGCGCGCTCCTTGTATTCGAGGCGCTCCCAGCGCAGGGGTTGCTGGTGCCCGCAGTGCGGGCAGGGCAGGTGATAGTGGCGCTGGTCGCCGCCGGCGAACTCCTTCTCGATCCGGCTCTGGCCTTTGATCGTCGGCGTGCTGTTCAGGTAGATCTTCGCCCGGCGCCCGTAGGACTCGCTCCGCTTCTCCGCGAGCTTCACCTGGTCGCCTTCGCCCTTCGCCGTCTTAGACAGGGAGTAGCCGTCGACCTCCTCGAGGATGATGACCTGCGAGGTGCGGCGCCGGAAAAACCGGGGGCTGTTGGCGCCGCCGATCACGCACCGACCACCGGGGTAGGTCTTCCCGAGGATGGTGTTCTTCTTGTCCTTCACCTCGTCGCTGACCAGAGCGGCCAGGGCGGGGGAGTCGGCGATCGTCGGCTCGAGCTGCTCCTTCGAGTACTCCTTCGCGTCGTCGACGGTGGGGAGCACGATCATGACATGCGTCGGCTCCCGGTGCATGTGGAAGCCGACGATGTTCAGCCCGCCCTCGGTGGCGCCGACGCGGGCGCACTTCATGAGGACGGTTTTCCGGACGCCGTACGTCGAGAAGTTGTCGACGATCTCCCGCATGTACGGGGTGCGGCTCGTGCGGTACTCCCCCGCATTGGCGGAGTACGACGGCACCACACGGTGCGCGTCGGCCCACTCGCTGACCGATTCGGTCGGCGGGGGCGCGAGCACCGACGTGACGAGCGCGGTGAGCCCGGCGACCAGCTGCAGCGCGCCGGGCGTCACTCGGGTGACTCCTCCGCGGTCTCGGCGCTCGGGTCCGCTAGCGCCGTCGGGGTCGCCAACTTCGGCAGGAGCTCCGCGATCACGAGGCGGTGCAGGCGCACGGTGAGGTCGTCGATCGACTGCGCGCCGACCAATGCGGGCGCCCAATCGGTCGACACGGCGAGCAGCTTCTTCTTGAGCGTGGTGAGCAGCCGGTTGACCAGCGGCAGCACTTCATCGACGCGCACCATGGAGCGCTCGCGCTCCTCGACGTCGAGCTCGACCAGGCGCGCCTCCGCGGCGAGCTTCCGCGCGGCGGGGCTCCCGGCTTGCAGACCATCGAGCTGTCGGCGCAGCGGGCTCGTGGCCTCCTCGACGGCCTGCCGACAGAGCTCGGCCTCGCGCCACCGGAAGAAGTCGGGCGTGCGCACGTAGGCACGGGTGCCGGCCCAGCGCACCGGACAGCCAGGGCGCTTGAGCCAGAGCCCGACGCCCTGTTTGCTGATGTGCAGATGGCGCGCGGCGTCGGCCGCGGTGATCTCCCCGTCCCGCGGGCCTGTCGCCGGTCGCGCCGCCGCGGGTCGGCGGGGCATCCTAGGCGGGCAAGTAAAGCCATGATTCGGCCTGTAGCTCTGTAGTGAGCAAACGGGGTCTGCGGTCACCCGCACCGGTCTCCCCCCGGGAAGGACCCGCGAGCCTGCCGGTGTGACAGGTCGTCGTCACGGTCTGGCAGTCCGCAGCGCCTGGGTGAACGCACGCTGCATTTCCGAGGGCAGCACGCGCATCACCTCGGCCTCGACGGTGGCGATGAATCGCAGACGCGGCTTGATACGAATGCGATGATGGAAGAACCACACAGAGTCCACCTCGGTGTGCTCCCCGTGGTGCTCGCGCCGAAAGATTCCGACGCCTGGGATGACGAAGAACGACGTCGCCTGAGAGAATCGCTTGGACTTCTTCTTCCTGGATCCCGCGAACCCTTCACCGCCGTCGACCTGACGGCGCAGCGCCACGCCGATCGCCTTCGGATACAGATAACGCGGAACGGGCGTAGACGGGCCGCGCAGGCCCTCGGAGGGCAGGTAGAAGCCTTGCGACACCAGCTGATTGCCCGCGCGATAGAGCGCCGTGCTGACGGACTCCCCGCCCAGCTCCTGCCGCAGGAACATCCGCATCAGCCGATCATCAGAGCGCCAGCCGATCTGCCCCCCCCCGGGGGCTTTTGTTTCGACCGAGGCCACAAGGTTCTGTTTGGTGGACGGGGTCACTTGGACGGCGCGGGTGAAGAGCGAGCGCGCCGACGACGTGCGCAGAGTGAACCGCTGCGGGATCTCGGCGATCTGCTTCTTCTTGGCTGCGCTGACGGTGCGGTTCAGGCCGAGGGACATCGCGAAGGGCGTCTGCGCCTTGAGGCGCGACAGCTCGCCCTGCACCTGTTCGTAGTTCGTGAGCGACATGTGGACCTGCACGGCATTACTCCGGGGTGACAGTTGTCGGGTAGAGTAGCGGCAGCACGACCTGCAATGCCAACACGCGACCAGGCCACTCCTGACGGGCCCATGCAAGCGCCTCGTTGGCGTCAGTGATCGAGAAGAACATGAGCGGCCCGTCCTCGTCGGAGACGATCTCTCGCGAGCGCTGATCGACCATCGCCAGCATGTGCTGTGCTGGCTTCATGCGATGGGACGGCGAGACGGTGAAGCTCACGGTGCGCCCCGCTCGAGTGCTTCCGAGACGGTCTCTCCGCGGAACTTCCCCTCGCACAGCTTGATCGCGATGTCCGCCGTCTCCCACGCGCGCCGGAGCAGGGCCGCGCGCCCCATCCCCGCCGCCCGCATCAGCGACAGGAACACGTCGAAGTCGCCGCAGCCGGCCGGAACCTGTCCCGCGTTCTGATCGATCAGGAATGCCGCCTGTCCGCGCGTGAGGCGATCGCCGGGCCCCTTGATCTCGAACCAGAGCACCAGCCCCTTCTGGCGGTGCGCGTAGTAGCGATCCGCAAAGTCGCGCACGGAGCTGCGCTTCGGCGCCTCGAGGTTCCGCACCGACCAGCCCATCTGCCGCGCCAGGCTATCGCACTGTGCCCCGATCTTGACGTCCGCCACCAGACGCGCTGCCTGCTGCGGCCCTCTGGACCGTACCCTCTTCGGCGCGCTCATGCGGGGACCCTCACGGCCGTCTCCTGAGAGTCCTCGACAGACGCATCGACGAGCGCGCGGATGGAGCGCCGAGGGATCACGCGCAGACAGGGGATCGAGACGGTCCTGAGGTGGCGTGTCATGATCGCCCAGAAATCACCCGACGGATCTGCGTTCCACTCCGACAGACCTGTGCACAGTGCGATCGCGATCATCGCCCAGCGCTGGTCTTCGTTCGCCAACGACATCTCGATCGAGCGAGCCGCAGGGCCAACCTGCACGACAGCCTTACCGCACGCGTGAGCCACCTCGTCAAGGCAATCGGGGTGTCGGAGCGACTGCAGTGCGGCCCGCAGCTGCACCCGCTTGCTCTCGGAGACGCGCTCCGCGGCGTGCAGCAGCTCGCCGAGCACGTCCGCCGTTCGGCCCTCTTCCGCCGTGAGCGGCCCGTCGAGAATGCTCGGCGAGAGCAGCCTCGCGAGGCGCACGGCGGTCGCGGTCGACGTCGGCGCACTGCTGCCGCGGACGCGCTCGAGGGCTTTGGCGAACAGGAACCGTCCGGCGCTCCAATCTTCGGGGACACCCGACTCGGCCGAAGGCGCCGGCGGGGGCGCCTCTGGCGAGCCCGCCGCCGGCGCCGCCGCGGACGGCTCTTGCACTGCTGATAATTCGAGACTGTCAGTACTTCCCCCCTCCGCGAAGCGGGGGGGAAGTACTGCAGTCTCTCTTCTCTTCTCTTCTGGGACGCTACAAATCGCGGACAGTCCGCGTGACGTCACTGCGACGGTCGGCGTGACGTCCGCGTGATCTTCGGGGGGTGTCACGCGTGACGTCCGCGCGATTCGGGGAGGGTTCGGGGTTTCGGGTGGTGTCGCCGTGACGTCACGCGGACGGTCGGCGTGACGTCGCTTCTCACGCGCGACCCTCTGGCGCTCCCGATCCGCGGCCTTCTTGGTCGCGAGCGCGTCGTAGCGCTCCCAGCCGACGACGATCCCGTCGTCCGTGAACAGCTCCCGGAAGGCCTGGGCGAACGTCCCTTCGTCTCCGCGCCAGCCTGCCCAGAGCTCGATCTCCTCATCGTCCACGTCGCGCACGTCCCCATCCGGGCGCGCCGTCAGCATCGCGCCCCACACCGCCGAGAGGCACCCGACGACGGCGCGCTTCAGCAGCCAGCTGGGGACCGAGCCTGGCGCGCCCTCGGCCAGGCGATCCGCCAGCGCACGCACCACGCGTGAGCTCTCGAGCCCGACGTCGATCTGCACATATGCTTCCCGCTTCGCCGGCATTCCTACTCTCCCGCGGCCGCTGCGCGGCCGTCGAACGGTGTGGGGGTGTCCTTCAAGGGCAGACCGGTCTGCGTGTCGCGGGCCCGGAGATCCCGCGCGGCGTCGGCGTGCGAGACCGCCCGCTTCGCGCGGCCGCGGTCCGACACGGCGACGAAGACCTCGCCGTTCTCCATGGTCTCCGCGTCCAGCACGCCGTCAGCGATCATCGCATCGATCGCTGAGCGCACGTTCCCGCGGACGACGTGCGACCCACCGGAGACGCGCTCGAGCAGCGTCGACACCGGGATCCCCTGGTCGCCGAGGATCTCAAGCACGTACGCCCACGTCGGCCGGAGCTTGGTCACGAGGCCCTCCGGGCCCACTGCTGCAGGCGACGCTCGGCCCGCCGGCGCGCGCGCGCGACGCGCCGCACACCGGACGACGGCCAGTACCACCAGATCGCCCCCACTGTCGGGGCGACCAGGGCACAACAGACCAGGACAAGTAGCGTCAGCATTGAGGGTGAGGCGCTTGAGGAGCAGGGGACGAGAGACGCGACAGGGTCTCCCGAGCGGTCCGACGACGGCTGGTCCGGCACGGTGCGCAGATGCGCGCCCGTCCGGCCATCGGCGTCGGGCACAGCAGGCACGTGCGCACGGGAAGCGGTGGTAACTCCGATGGTTTTCTATTCGGATTTCTATCCTGGGGAGCATTCCGGTGACGCCTGGAGGCCGTGCTGGGAGGCACGTGCGCCAAGCACAGCACGGGAGGGCGGCCGCGACCTCCCCACGCGATGGGCTCCGAGCAGACCCGACAGACCGGCGTCGGCCGCTCCGGGTGCTGCTCGTAGTACTTCGCCCGCGCGTAGGCGCGCTTCTTCTCGGCGTGCCGGGCCCGATACTCCCGGTGATAGGCGGCGACCCGATCCGCGTGCTTCAGCGCGTCCGCCTTCTTCTGAGCCGCGACCCGCTCCGGACGCGCTTGGCGCCACAGGCGCTTCCGCTCAAGCACCTCGCGGTGCGCCTCCGGGTTCTGCTCGAGCGCGGCCTTGCGGCGCAGCCACTCCTTCTTGAGACGAGACGGATGCCGCTGCTTGTAGCGATCGCCGGCGGCGAGTCGCTCGATCTTCGCGCACGCCCCGCACCGCAGCGCCTTGCCCACCGTGCCGACCACCGGCTCCGTACGGCAATCGATGCAGATCCCGCGCCGCTTCCGGTCGCACTGCGGGCAGAACGGCACCGTCGCGCCATCGACGAACCGGCTCTCCAACGGCGCACGGCACGGCTTCCCACGGGCGAGCAGTCGCGGGCATAGGGTCTTGTGCATCGCCTGCGCCGCCCAGGCCGCGTCGCGCTGCTTGCGCGCGTACTCGCGCTGATAGGTCCGCGCGTCGGTCATCGAGCGGCTCCCCGCTTCGAGAACCGGTTTGGCTCAGTGCAGGTGCCGAAATGCGAGACGCCCAATCCTTCCGATTGCGCGTCCGGCGGGTACGACCCGTCCACCTCGCAGCTCACGGGGACCTTTCGGCCGTTCTCGCTCGTGATGAAGTACATCGGCTCCCGACACGCGCGACACTCCGTGGCGCGTGCGTCGGCCGGGATCGCGTACCACACGTAGAGGGCGGTCATGGCATCACCACCTGCACACGCACCGCGCGATAGCCCTGACGGTACCAATGCGACCACTTCCCATAGCTCGGACGTTTCTCCAAGTCCCACACTTTGAGCCATGCGCGAATCGCGTCTGCTCGAGTGAAGTGCGTAGAACCACACATCACCATTTGCCCAGGCTTCGCGCGACGCCACCACGCCGGGCGCACGATTGCCCATGACAGTTGCAGCGTCTGGCTCATGATCTGCTCCCGAGCAGGCGCGGCCCCATGTCGGGAGAGGCGAGCACGGCTTGAATCATGCGCACCCTCCGACCGTTCTCGTCGGGGACCAGCACATGCGCGAAGAACGCCTCGCCCAGCGTTTGCAGGTTGATCGCCGCCGCAGAGAGCGCGGCATCCACCCACAGCAACAGGTTCCGCCACGCGACACGTTCGGCGTGGTCGAGCTTCGCCGTCACATAGCCGTTCACGTCGTGGATGTACGTTCCGTTGGCCCACTTCTTCGGCTGGCCGTAGAGCGCGTCGTAGACCAGCCGGATGTCGCATTCCAGGCGCACCGGCACGATCGTCTTGTCGGTCGCGCTGGCCGGAGCCGCAAACTCGACGACGATCCGCCGGTCCGCCAACAGCTCCGACACGGAGACGGCCGACGCACCGTAGCGCCGGAGGATGCGATCCAGCTCCCCCTTCGAGGTGCTCGGGCTGGTGGTTGTTGTGGACGCCTTCACGAACGACGCGCGTCCCGTCTTCTTGGCGGCGCTCATTGTGCCGCTTCCTTGGATACAACGACCTTCACCCGGAACACGGTCGGAAAGCCGGTAAGGACCACGTCGTAGGTGACGTCGTGTCTGTTTCGGCCGAACTCAAACACGCAGCCGTCGGCTGCCGCGAGGACGAGCTTACCTGAGGATTCCCACGCGTGTGCGCTCCACAAGACCATGTACGCGCCCTTCCTCTCCGCGAGCCACGCGACGGCGGAAGGGGACGGGGACGCGGACCCAACCCTTAGGGTGTAAGGGTACAAGACATCCCGCCTCTTCATCATGCCGGGCGGGAGGCTCGGATCGACCTCGATGGGGATACGGGGCGCGCCAGTTGCCTCGTCCAGATCGACCGGTGCCTTCAACGACAGGCACCGATTGACCAGGACGTGGGTCCACTTCGTGTCGAGGGAATCTGCCCACTCGATGTCCTTCAGCAGCTTAGCGATCGCTTTCAGTACACGACCAACGTGATGGCGAGCGTGCACCGCTCGCACCGCGATCGCGTAGTCTGTCCCCTTGAGGCCCTCAATGTCCTGACGGACTTCCGGACGCGATGCATCGAGGAGCGCGTCCGCGAGGTTCTGGACCTTTTGATAGAGGTAGCCGTAGCTGCCGCCGCTCATCGCATCTTCTCCCATACCCACCGGGCGATCGCCTTGCACGTCTCGTAGCAGACCACCAGCGCGCCGATGGCGATCAGGGAATCCAATCGGGTCATCGGACCACCACCGAGAAGTGGGCGCACACGCGCCCGGTGACGTCGCACAGGCGGGTGGACTCGACCACCCAACCGCGCTGACGGAGTTCGATCGCGCGCTTCCGCGCCGTCGTCGTGCCCAGGTGCGACAGCTCCGGCAGGCGCTCGAGGCCCGCGCCGGAGATCGGCCCGTGCTTCCGGATCGCCTGCAGGACGGCACCGCGCGCGCCCTCGACGTGCGGGGCAATCGCGCGCGCGCCGCTCTCCGCGCCCACGGTAGCGCGCCGGCGCGTCCGACGTGCCGGCGGGGGCGGGGCAAACGCGTCGAGTTGGTCAGTCAGCATTGGTCATGTCTCCGACAGGAGTGATCGCCCGCCGACGGTAGAGCGCCGTGCGCCCGCGTCGGTCCTTCTCGATCAGCCAGTGATACCGGTTGAGGCCACACGCGCGCACCGACTGCTCCTTGAACACCGCCTCGGGGAACGCCCGACCGAGCGCGGCCATGACCTCCTCGGCCGTCATCCACGCGTCGTCCTGCAGGACCGCCAGCACCGCATCCTTGATCGGCGGGTAGCGACGCGGCGCGAGGAGCGCGCGCAGCCGCGGCACGCTATGGTGCGGGAGGACGATCATGCGGCCACCTGCTGACGTGCCGGGTCGTTGGAGCGGAGCCGGTAGTGCGGCAACCCGTGGCGCCAGAGGACCTCGAGGCGCACCGGGTGCGCCACGGGATCGCGGCTCGGCGACGGGCGGCACAGATCCGAGACGGCCGCGCGCGCGTCCTTGATCGTCACCCCGGCGCGGCGCGCGATCGCCACGACCGGCAGGTACTCCTCCGTCCGTGCCAGACACGCGACGACGGACCGACCGCTGGCGCTACCCATGGCGCCGCCGACGCCACGACTCGCGCACACCCTCGGCGCGCGCCTTCGAGATGGCGGCCTTCCGCTCGTCGGGCAGGTTCGCCCACGCGCGACACGCCCGCTCCGAGGCGCGTGCGGATTCCCGCGCCCGCTCGTCGGCGGTCATCAGGTGCCACCGGTTGGCGTACGAGTTCGGCATCCGGTCGAGCACACCGCGCAGCTTTTCGAGCGCGCGAATCAGATCGGGAGACGGCGCGCGCTGCTCCTCCATCGCCTGGGCGACCATCTGCAGCAGCTCACGGAGCTCCTTCATCGTCGGGTAGACGCGTGTCATGACCACGCCCTCCGCGTGCCGAGCGCCAGGCGCAGCACCACGAGCAGTGCCATGCCGAAGGCCAGCGCGATCACCGTCGGCAGCTCGGGCACGAGCGTCTCCGGCGGTGCGCCCGGGGGCGGCACCGGTGGCACCAGCGTAATCGGCGGGAGCGGGTCGCGCGGCGTCGTGCCGAACAGCGCGACCCGAACGCACGTCGGCAGCTGAGCGCGCGCCTGCTCGACCAGGAGGGGCGACTCGTCGGACCGGCGCCAGGGCATCAGGCAGTCGACGTGCACCCACGGGCCGGAGCGGATCAGGTAGGTGGTGAGCAGCGGGTGCATCACGCATCCCTCCGGTCGTCACCCTCGAACGTCGGCGGCCCGCCGCCCTCCGACGCGATGATGCGGGAAGCACGCTCGCGCTCCTCCTCGATCCACGACTGCCGCAGCAGCGTGACCACCCCGCCGAGGATCAGCAGCACGCCCACCGCCACCACCGTCCAGACCACCGACGAGAGCCACGGGTGCGCGGCGAAGAGCTCCTGCGCCCGTGCCTCGGCCGCGGGATCCCGACGGATCGCGCCGCAGCCGGCGAGGGCGAGCAGGCCGGGGAATACCAGCGTCCGGGCGGTCATGCGGCACCGTCCTGAGTCGTCCCATACTGGTCTGACGAGGAGTGTAAATCGGTCAGAGTGACAATGTCATCGTCCTCCGGGTCGTTGGGATCGTAGCCCTTGAGTTCGATGCACAGAGAGCGTTGGTCCTCTTTCAGACTCTCCCGCTTCGACATGCGTCGCGCCGGCGCTCTGTCAGACTGTGGCCCCCACATGACCTGAGTGCCCCACTCCTCGATGAGCCAGAAGTTGTGCCCTTCGTCGTACGACTTGAGAGTGAACCGGCAGCGGTACCGATTGGCGAAGGCGACGATGATCGGCCGGGGAGTGCTCCACGCCGTGTCGAACTTGAGTTCCGCGCGATCTCCGTCGACGGTCAGGGATGAGTCGTAGGCATCCCACTTCGTGCCCCAGTTCTCCCGACTCCACGTGCTCCAGTTGCACCGGAAGTCTCGTTCGTCGTCGGCTCCGAGATCTCCCCGATACATGTGTGGCGGACAGGGGACGAGCTCCTCGAAGGTGAATGCCCCATCCCGAAAGCAGTCCTCTCGGACACGTTCCGCCAATTCTCGGGGGAACGTGATCGTATTGGTGACGTGGTTGGGCATCAGTCGACGGGCTCGATGGCGACCGGAATCCACAGGACGGGGTCGGCGTTGTCGGCCTGGACCCGCTCACACATGGCATCGATCGAGCCAGAAGGCGCAGCCAAAGAGTGACGGATGATCCGGGCCGCGACGTCGCAGACGTTCGGAAAGTCCTCGCTCACCAGAGCTGGGGAGATCAAGGACATCTCTTCGAACGTCAGCGCGGCGATTTTCGCCAGGCGCAGCCATTCTTCGGGGGAGTAGCCCGCCGTTGCCACTCGGTTGCCACTTGTGTGCGGATTCGGCGGCGTTTCGGGCCCACTTGCGCCGTCGGGGCCCTCTGGTGTAGCCTCTGCTCCCAGAGAAGTGCCGGATGTGTCGCCCGTTTGGTGCCGAGCGGTCGTCGGTTCAATCCCGACCTGTGGCTCTCGCATAACTCGTTGCCCCCTCTATAGATGTGAGTCAGCGGCGCGCCCTTCCCGGGGCGCCGTTGCCGTTCCGTCGCCACTCGACCCCACTGTCGGGGCGCGCTCAGGCAGCCCCACCGTCGCCAGCACGTGCGCGAGGTCGCCCTCCCGCTCGTGCAGATAGCTCGCCCGCAGCGTCCGGATGTCCCGGTCGCCGAGGAACCGCCCCACCGCATCGATATCACCGGTCGCCTCGAGGATGCTCTTCCCCCGCATCCGGCGGAGCCCGTGCAGCGCGCGGAAGGGCTTCCGGGGGACGCCCGCCCGGGCACACGCGCCGTGCAGGGCCTGCTGCGCGCCCTGGTACGTCCACGCCTTGTGCACCGTGCGCGCCTGGGCACCCGGGAAGAGCAGAGGGCCCGTGTAGCCCTCGCGCCGGTGCCAGACGCGAATGATCCGCAGCACCAGCACGGCATCGCGCGGCAACGGCTGGGACCTTGTCACGCCCAGCTTGTCGGTCGCCGACGGCCAGGTGATCCGCCGGCGCCCCGGCGTGAGATCGACGTCCGCCCAGGTCAGCTCCCGCGCCGCGTTGTTGCGGGGCGCCAGCATCCCGATGAGGGCGAACAGGCACCACGCGCGCCACTGGTCGTGCCGCCGGTTGTCGAGCGCCGACAGGATCGCCGCCCACTCCGCCGGCGAGTACTCCGCCACGGTCTGGGCCCGGTCGTCCTTGCCTCGGCGCACCGTGTAGTCGAGCAGGGGATTATCGGCGAGGATCCGCCGCTGCTTCGCCTGGGCCCACACGCTCTTCACGAGCTGCACGTGATGCGCGATCTGGTTGCGCGCCATCGGCGTGCCGTGCCGGCCACCGGTGGCCAGCAGCGCGACCCGCCACTCGTCGAGGAGCGCCTGCGAGACCCGATCGGCGCGCAGCTGCGGATCCACGAAGAGCACGAACTTCCGCCAGCGCGAGACCGCCAGGCGCGCCGTCTTCGGGCGCCAGCTCCCCGCGCGCGCCTTCACGTAGAGCTCCCACAGCGCCCCGACCGTCGGTGGGGTCACCGGCGCCTCGAGCGCCCCCGACAGCCGGGCGTGCACGCCCCGGGCATACGCCTTCGCCTGCGCTTCCCGCTCCCGCTTGAGGCCCCAGAACGTCTTGGTCACCCGCCGGGCGGGCCGACCCTCGCGCCACTCCACGCGGGCGACCGGCTCTCCGCTCACCGTCGTCGCGAAGACGTGCACGGTGTGCGGGCGATGGCCCAGCGTGGCGATGCGCTCCCTCCGCGTCCGGACTTTCATCAGGCGGCGCCCTCCTGGGCGGCGTGCTCGATCACCGACAGGTGCTGCCGGCGGGGCACGATCGCGGCCAGCAGGAAGAACTTCCGGCCGTCCGTGCGCACCGAGTCCCCGCCCTCGTAGAGCCGGGCGTGCCGACGCACCTTCTCACGGGTCCAGCCGCTGCGCAGCATCGCCTCCTCCTCGGTGAGGAAGGTGATCGCGTCGGCCGCGACCCGCGCGACCTCGTCGGCGCAGCGCACGAGCACCTCGGGCACCGTGCTCCGCGGATCGCGCCGGCGCACCACGCCGGCGTCCTCGCGCCACGACGCGACGACCGTCGCCAGGGCGGACTGGGTGGGGAGCACGGGGGTCGGCATCAGTCGCGGGGATCGACGTTGGAGGACGCGACCGGCTTCTTGGGCTGCTTCACCAGTCGCAGGGCACGCCGAGCGTTCTCTCCGGTTTCCGACGTGAGCGTCACGGACTTTCCGCCCGATGAGAGCGTGACGGACTCGATCGACTCTCCCTTCTTCGGAGCGAGGTCCGCGACCGCGCGAAGAGCCACCTCCGTAGTCAACTGAGACGTCAGAGCGCTCATGTCGCGAACGAACGCTTGCTCCTCCACGGAAGCGGTCTTCGGCGGTCGGGGCTCCTCGGTAGACGGGAAAAGATCCGACTGTGCCCGCTCGCCCTTGTGGTACTTCGCCGCCCATCGATCGAGGTTGACCAGGGCGTCGAGCACGTAGTCCGGGAGGATCGGCGACGCGCTGTCCCCGCTCCGCGCCTCGGCAACGTGGGGCGTGTTGATGACCATGGGCGCGGACGATACCGACGTCGACAGGAGCGCCGTCACGACGCACCCGCCGAGCTCGCTATCAGTGCGCGAGACGCCCCGGATCTCGAGCCGCGTCGGATCCTTGTCCAACCCGAGCGCCTCGGTCGTGACGCCGAGGCACGCGAGCACCCACGGGACGAAAGCGCGCATCGCCGCGAGGAACTCCGGCGCCGGCTCTTCGCTCGAGGTCAGCTCGTGCGTCTCGTTGCGCTTCGCGTTCGGCCGGTCAGCCCAGCAGAGCGTGACCTGCGATCCGTCCCACTTGATCTTAGAGTACATCTTAGATCTGTGAGAGAGCCGAATCTCCCCACCACAGCTCTCGCGCGATGCCGTTAGCATCCTTGTACCGGATGAAGTACTGATCCTCTCCGGCAGCAAACTCCGCTCGGCCAATCACCTTGCCGCTCTCGCCGCTGCAGTCGATGAGGACTGTATCCAGCACTTCGAAACGGAACTTGTGCATCAGGACTCCTGAATGGTGTAGATAGGCGACTGGCTCATCCGGCCGCCTGCAGCACCGCGCTCGGGTCGGCTCCCACCTCATAGGCGAACGGAAGCATCGGCAGTCCCTCGGTCGCGCGATACGCGTCGATGGCCTGATGGGCGAGGTCGAGCATTCGCGCCCGGACCTCGAGGATCGGCTCCCCGTTCAGCCGCCGGACGGGCCCGGTGAGGGTCGCGGTCAGCCCCGACGGGTCACGCACGATCGCGTGCGCCTTGAGCGCCCCGTCGTCGCACGCGATCAGCTGGAATACCTCCTGCGTCGTGGCGCGGTCGGTCGGCGCCAGCACGGTGGCGATCATGCGACGGCCCACCGGTTGGCGGCGATCTGCGTCGCCTGGTCGCGCGCCTGCTCCCGCGCGAGGCGATCGATCGTCGCGCACCAGGCGCTGCACCCGAGCGCCTTGATCCGCGCCGGCGAGCAGCCGCAGGACAGCGCCTCGCGGAGGCGGTTCTCCATGGCCCGGAACGGGCGCCGCTCGCCACTGCGCGCCTTCTTGTAGCTGCTGGTGGGCGAGGTCCGGCCGTCCAGGACGGCGCGGAAGAAGTCCTGCCAGAGCAGGCGAATCATTCGGCTGGCGTTGTCGATGCGCGACACGCCGCCCACGAGCGTCAGGGTAGGTCTCACCGAGTCTCCCCCCGACGGTCGTCGGGATCGGCGTACCACATCGTGCCAGCGTCGGAACCGAATGCCCCGACCGCGGGGCCGCGCGAGTGGTCCGCGCGGCGTATCAGGGTCGTGCGACTACGCCACCTGCGACACTTCCACGGACGTCTCCAAGGGCGCCCAGCGTCGGGCCTGCTTCTCGATCACGCCGGCCAGGAGCGCGCTCACGGTGGTGTCGCGCGCCTCGGCGACCCTCACCGCGCGCGCGTGCGCCTCGGGCAGCAGGGCGATCGAGACCGACACGCGTCTCTTGTCAGGCTTGGCGACTCGGGGCATTGTTGGGCGTCGGTGGATGAAAGGATACGCATATATCCCGCATTCGCCCGAATCGTACCCGAGAATGCCTGAGTCGTCAAGTCCCGATGAAAACCCGGAGGTGGAGCTGGTCCGAGCAATCGTCTCTCAGGCCACTGAAAGGGACGGATTGGCGGTTGTCTCCCGCTCCATCGGCCTGGGGTCTCAGAGAGTCGCTGACTTCCGCGATCGCCGGGTCGACCGCCCTCGGGGGGAAGCGTGGGTGAAGGTGCGGGACTGGGCCTTTGCCCGACGCGCGGCGTTGCCGGGACCCTCCGGTCGGGTGGTGTCGGAGCCCGATCCCGAGCCCTACGGAGGGGTCCCGACGATCCCGCAGCGCGACTGGCTGCCGGCGGTGCGGACGCTGCAGCAGCAGCTCGGCAGCGTCTCCGCGCAGATCGACCAGCTGCGGCGGATCGCGGACGCGCTCAGTCGGTCTCTGGCTCTTGAGGAGGAGCCAGTGCTGGTGCCCCCGCATCTGGCATCAGACCCCGCAGTGGCTGCGGCACTCGGCGTCGCTCCGGCGCCGCCGCAATCAGCGCCACGCCGTCGGCAGGGGTCCGGGCGCGGATGATGCCGTTCCGCGCCAGCTCCTTGAGCATGTGCTCCATCGGCGGGCCGCGGAACAGCACGCGGGGCCTGCCCTCCACGAGCCGCACGACCGCCAGCTCGCGCTGGGGCACGACCACGATCACATCCCCCCGCAGGGCGCGCGCGGGGTGGAGGATGGGCGAGAGGACGTCGAGCGCGATGACGGTGGGCACAGCATCGAGTCAGGGGACGCCCTCCTCGTGCAGCGGCGGAGCAGGGCAGGAGACCCATCGTCGGGATCATCGCAGTTCTCGGCACCACCATTCACGCACTTGAGGCAACCCATGAGTCGCGTCGTCGGCACCATGCAGCAGGAGGCCAGCGGTCTGACGGTGACCGTCTACGAAGGGTGGAGCTGGCCCGTCTTCTTCGTGGGACCCATCTGGCACCTGGTGAAGGGCCTCTGGGGGATCGGCCTCCTGTGGCTCGTCATTGCCGTGGCCACGGTGGGAGCGGGCTGGATCTTGGGCCTCGCCATCATGCCGGCGATCGCCAACAAGCAGTACCGCGAGCACCTCGGCGCGAACGGCTACCGCATGGTCACGCCGACCGGGGCATCGCGCACCTGACCGCCGAAGCTCGGCGCCGTCAGACGCCGAGCGAGAGGTACTCGACGACCTTGATCTCGCGCACGTAGTGCCGATCGCCGTCGTCGTAGTGCAGCCAGAGGGAGCGGTTCACGCGCCCGCTCGCCACGGCGTTCCAGGGCGTGCGGTCGAACAACCCGGTGTAGAGCGGACCGGTCTCGGTCATGGCCGTGAGCTCGAGGCCACCGAGCGCTGCAGGGTCGCCCTCGGGCACGCCGGCCACGCGACAGCGCACCGTCCGCCCCGCGCCGAAAAGGAACAGCGGGACGTCGACGACCAGGTCGTTGTTCGGGGCCACGCGGCGCACGCCGTCCGGGCCGATCGCGATCGGGACCGAGGTGATGAGCACGCCCTGGGCGAGCTGCGCGAACTTGTTGGCGAGCGTCGTCGTGCCGGAGAACATGGTCCCGGGCTCGACCACCGCGACGTAGATCGCGTCGCCATTCGGCCCGACGATCGTCGCGATGCCGGTCGTCGGCCGCTCGCCGCTCGTCAGCGTGTAGCGGTAGCGCCCGGGCTCCCCGCGATAGGTCGCCGTGCGGTTGACGAACGTGTCGGAGCCGACCGGCGCGACGCGGATCGTCGGGCTGGCCGTGGTGAGCAGCGCGCCGGCGGTGTCGTAGAGGTCGAAGAGCACGATGCCGGAGTCGAGCTCGGTGGTGGCGTTGCTGGCGCCGCCGGCGGTGGTGCTGGCGGCTGCGGTGACGGTCACGGTGAGCGCGAGCGTGGCGACAACGGTCGCGCCGTCCACGAGTTCGAGCGTGAACGGGTCGGCGGTGACCAGCGGCGCCGAGCCCGCGATCACCAGATCGACGGCGAACGTGCTGGTCGGGTTGGTGACGTTGACGCTCGCCAGCGTGACGCCGGTCGGCAGAGTGCCGTTCACGCGCACTGTGAGCGTGTTGCTGTTGCCGTTCCGGTTGAACGCTCCGCTCGGGATTGGCACCGTCGTGCCCTGCGCGCCGCTGTAGTTCGTCGCGGGGGCGGGCGCGGTGAAGGCGGGGCCGCTGACCGGCCACGTCGCGCCGCTCGACCCCCACGCATACGTGCCCGCCAGCGTCAGCGCTGTCCCGCCGCCGACGATATCGGCCGCGCTCGACCCGGTGCCCTCGGTGAACAGATACGCCCCGAGAATGTTGGCGTCGCCCGTCGCCGGCACATTGCCGATGCCGGTGTCGGACAAGAGCGCCGAGTAGATGCCGATGCCGTCCATCGTGAGTACGCGGTTCGTGCCCGCGTCACCGATGGTGAGTTCGCCATCCCCGGTCGCGGTCGACATCGTCGCGGCTGCGCCCGTGGCTTCCGCATAGAGCGGCGTGCCCGCGCCGTCGTACAGTCGTGCCGTCGTCGCGCTCGGTGTGATGCCGATCCGCACCACGTACCACGCGGTAGCGCTCGGCGTGAACGACGTCGGCGCGATATTGAGGAATCGACTCGACGTGCCGTCGTTGATGGCCACGAAATAGCCAAGCGTCGCCTCGAAGTAGAACGCCGCGAACATCTTGCGGCCGCCCGGCCCCAGCTGCATGAATCGCGTCTGCTGGAAGTCGCCGAGCGCGATGAAGGTGTCACCGCGGACGCGCGGCTTGATGCCGAGCGTCGTCTGTGTGCGGTACTTGGCTTGATCGGCGGCGTTACCCGTGCCATTCGATGCGCCGCTGAATGTTACGAATGCCATGTCAGGTCACCGGAAGTTGGACGGCCACCACATCGACGCGACCGCCGATGATGCCGTGATTGGTGTTGTAGAGCACCCACGGCGCGCGACCGGGACCGACCTGCGGCTTATCCATCGCGGCGTAGTCGCTGGGGTACGGCAGCGAGTGCGTCCGCGCCACGAGACGGCTGTCTCCGTTGTCGAGCCGCACGAGCGCCACCGCGTGGTTGTTGACGGCCGATGTCGCGAGGTGCACGCGGCCGGCTGGCGTCAGCCCATTGGTCAGCCGCACGCGCACCACCTGCGTCGTGCCGCTCGGAGCATCAACCGCCCACTCTTGCGCGTTGAGCGCCGTAGTCCCGTCTGCTCGCCGCGTCAGAGTGGCGATCGCGTTGCCGTAGCCGCTGCCGCCAATCGCCCCGCACTCCCACACGTCCACGATGCCCGTCGCCTGGCGGATGCCCCCGCTGATGTCGGCCGTCGTCTGCCAGACCCCGCCGCCCAGGCTGCTCCACGTGCCCGGCGCCGGGTGCGTCGTGGCTACGATGAACGGCGAGCCGAGTGTGTACTGCTGGTCTCCGGTCGCCGTGCGCCGCCAGAAGGTCGAGGTGTGCTGCGTCATCGTGCGGTTGACCTGCGCCGGGTTGGCCGTGGTCCACGTTCCCGGCGACGCGCCCGCCGACGTGATCGGCTGCACGCGCATGTAGCGCTGGCGCCCGATGAACCCGTCCGAGCTGTCCTCGCCGACGACGTACTCGCCATCGGTCCCCAGCGCCCACGAGGTGTGCGCGTTGAGCGCACTGCCGCTCGCGTAGTTGGCCGACAGGAACCCTGTCTCAAGGTCCCAGATCGTCGTCACGTCGGCCGTCGAGTAATTGACGCGGACGTACCGACCACTCGGGCTGATCGAGCATTCGTTGAACGACGCGCCGCCGAGGCCAGCCTCGAAAAAGCTGGCCGGCTGCGTCCGCACGACGGCGCCCGTCGCACTGTTGTAGACCGCCACCACCTCCGAGCCCACGCCCCCGTAGGCGCACAGGCGGCTGTGGTCGTCGCTCGTCGTGAACCAGAAAACGGCGAGACCGTTCAGCGCCGGCATCAGCACCGGGAACGTCGCGCCGCCAGCCGAGAACACTTCCGTGTTCGTCCGCACGTCCACGGCCCGCACGCGCGGCGTCGGAGACTCCGTAAGGATCATCAGCAACCACGGGGTGGCCGGGTTGCGGCTAAAGACGTTGAGCGTGTCGCGCGTCGGCTGAATCGGCAGCTCGACCGGCGTGCTCATGCTCGGCGGCGCCCCGCGCGTCAGCTTGCTCGTGTAGTAGGCGGTCCCGCCGACCGAGCGGTACACCGCGAAGCAGACGTAGACCGAGCCGTCCGTGTCCGGCAGGCTGATGTGGGGCCCCGTGCTGGCGTAGTCGAGCTGCCCGCCGGTGTTGGCTACGGGGTACGCCGCTGCGGTCAGACGCAGCGAGTAGCAGCCCGTCACACTGTCGAGCGTGGCCGCGCCGCCGGCACAACCACCCGGCCCGTTCACACTGTTGTGCCACGCCCAGTCGGTCGGCTGCCGGTTCGCCACCGGCAGCGCCGACACGTTGAGGGCAAGTGACGGCGGCGCCGCACTGCCGCCCCGACGCCGGCGCCGGCTCAGCGTGTGGGCAATCGCGGCGACGCTCACGCGCCCCCGACGTCGCGGCGGATCCGCTCGCGGAACGCGTCCCAGTCCAGGATGTCCGGCAGCGGATCGCTCTTCCGCCCCGGCGCGCAGTCGCGGTGCCGGATGTGCTGCGCGGGATTGCCGAGCCACGGGTACCGCGCCTTCCAGAACAGCAGCAGCTCGATCGCGCTGTCGATCTGTCCCTCCGTCACCGCCTCGTACTTCGCATCCCCCCGGGGGAGATTGCGATTCGCGAAGGCGATGCCGATCGATCGGCCGTTGATGGACCCGATGATCTCCCCGTCGGGCGGGACGGGCCAGGCGCTGCGGCCGGCGTGATACGCGCGGCGGTGCACCGGTGCCATCAGGAACACGCGCCCATCGCGCTCGACGATCGCGTGATAGCTCGACTGCTGGGCGCTCGGCACGCCCGGGCGGTTCATCCAGTTGAGCGAGGACGACGCGGACTCGCCGGCCGTGGCGTGCCAGACCACGAGATCGGTCTCGCGCCGTGGCCCGCCGACGTACCGCGCCGTGACCTCTGCGCGGGCGGTCATCGGGCGACCACGCCGAGCAGGGCGCCGACGCCCACCCAGGCGACGGTGTTGCGCGCCGCCTGCCACCGCGCCCGGGCCCGGGAGGTAGACACCGGACGGGTGGCGAGGACGACGCGCATCGAATCGAGGGCCGCGCGCTCGATCACGCGGAGGGAGTCCGACCACCGGCGCTCGTCGGCACAGGTCGTGGCGAGCGCCGTGCACGCGAGGCGCAGCGAGTCGGCCTGCTCCGCGAGGGCGCGCGTCAGGTCCGCGGGCACGGGCACCGTATCGGTCAGCACCAGGCGCACGGTATCCACCAGCCGGCGGACCCGCGCGGCCTGGCGCACTACAACGGTGTCGATCCGCGTCGCCTGGCGACGGAGCGCGCGCAGCGTATCGCGGTGGACGTGCGTGGCGGAATCGAGCGCGAGCGCGGCACGCGCCGCGACGCGGTCCGCTTCGCGGGTGGTCCGCTCGGTGCCGACGATGACGCCGATGCCGAAACACGCACCGAGCACGAGGCCCACGGCGATCGCGCTGCGCCACGAGTCCACGGGATCACGCCGGGGGTGTGGGCGGCCGGGTCGCGATCACACTGGCCCCGGTGGCACCGAGCAGCGCCGCGAGCAGCTTCGCGACGTTGACGATCGTCGTCGCGGTGGCGTCGCCGACGAGCGGCAGGAGCAGGGTGTGGGCAGGGGTTTCGGCCAGGAACGCGACGACGGCGACGAGAATGGCGACCCAGCTGGCGGACTTGCTGGTGAGCAGCTTCACGGGAGCTCCTTCGATGTCCGGTTGACGAGCATGTTGATCACGGTGTCCAGTCGGTCCTCGACGCGCTGCACATCGACCTTGGTGGCAATCGTCTGCGCGATCGCTTCGACTCTGGCGTCGGCCTCGCGCTGCTTCTTCTCGACTTCGGTCAGTCGTTGTGAGGTTGCGCCCCACACCGCCGCCGCGGTCAGCAGGGCCACGAGACCGACGATCGACACGTAGGGAGTGCCTTGGAACAGTCGGACCGGGGGCGCGCCCGACGCGTCGGAAGTGGGTGCCATGTGCCCAAGTTTGCGCCACCAGCGCGCCCGGAACCGTGGGGGCTCGGACTCAGTAGTCACACGAGGGGCCGTTACGTCCATTGGCGCAGCTCCCCGATCGGCACGAGGTCTGGGCAGCACCACGCATCGCGCAGCCAGGTGTCGCCGCGCGGGCTGGACGCACTGGTGCGATTCGCCCGGAACCGCGCGTCGGTCGCCCACGCCGCCGGCAGCGCAATCGGCGACGACACCGCGGTCTGCGCCACCACGGCCGCCGACTCTCCGATCGCAAGGAACAGCTGCAGCGTCGTCGCACTTGGCACGCGCGCGTCCACGTGCATCGCCAGCCGGAACCGCTCGCCGAGCGCCGGCGTGGCCCCGCTCAGCGTCACACTGACGCTGGTCGTCCCGTTGTGCAGCAACCCGCGGTAGTGCGTCCCCGTGCTGTCGAGCACGAGCCGGGCGCCCGTGCCGGCATCGATCGACAGCGCCAGAATGCCGCCATCCGTGATGGTGCGCGTGCCCAGCTCGACCGCCTCGGCGGCGAGCGTGCACGTGCCCGGCGCCTGCGGCACGGTGTCCCAGGTCAGCGCGTCGTCGGGACCGAGCCGGATCCCCGCGGCCGCGATGGCGCCGAGGGTGCGCATCTCATAGCGCGCCACGCCGGCGGGGCAGCTGTAGGTGACGCCGCGCGCGTCGATGGCATCTGCGGCCACCGTGCGGACGAGCGTGCCCGCGAGCTCGCCCCCGATCGTGCGGGCGTCGAGCGACGCATCGGCGCCGCGGTAGCGCAGCAGGCAGCGGGACTGCAGACGCGGCTCGGCAACCCGTGTCAGCCGCACCGGGCGTGAGGCATCGAGCATCAGTACGCCCTCCGGTAGATCACCCGACCGCTCGGCGTGCCCGTCGTGGCGGTGAGAGCGAGGGTGGGGAATCGCCCGACGGCAGGCGACGCATCGGCGGGGTCGAGCAACGGCAGAGACGCGCCGATTGGTCCGAGGGCGTCGAGGGCGAGGGCGCGCGTCCCGGTGGTGCGGCGGTAGGTCAGCGCGTCGGCGGTATCGACCTCGATCGCCACGCCCGCGCCCAGCGAGCCGACCAGCGGCAGCGTGGCCGCCAGCGTGCCGCCCGCCGTGCGCTGCTGCACCACGGGGTTCACGACGGGCGTCGTCGCGCCGAACACCTCGACGCGGGGGGCGACGCTCACGGTCCCGATCGGACAGGCGACGGGCACGGTACTGAGGGCAAGGATCGTCGGTTCGATGTCGAGCCAGGCGCCGTCCAGCGCGCGCAGCGGGATCACGAGATCCTGCCCCCCATGAGCCCAGTTGAGCCCGCCCCAGCGCCGGACCGTCGGGCGCTGGTCGCGCAGCAGGCAGCGCAGCACGCGCCCCGGCATCTCGTCGGGCACCTCGATTTCGAGCAGCCCGCTCAGCTCGCCGAGCAGCGCATCGCGGACGCGTGTCCGATCGGCCAGTGTGGTGCCCCGGATCTCCACGGTGAGATCGATCGGCGTCGCCTGGGCGGCGACGGTCCCACTCGGCTGCTGCGCCGAGGTGTTCGGCACGGCCAGCGTTTCGCGCACGACGGCCGCCGGCAGGGTGTAGCCGTCGAAGTCGAGGATCGCCGCGACCAGGTCACTCAGCGGGCGCCCATTGATGATGATCATGCCACGCTCACGAACGCCAAGGTGGGGTCGAGACTGCCGACCGTGATGTCTTCCGGCGCGAGGTCGAAGCTGTAGCCGATCTCGACGATGTCGGTCCAGCGATCGACGCCAAGCTCGGGTGTGAACACGCGCACCTGCTGGCCGATGTCCGGCGGACCGAACGCATCGATGAGGCGCTGCATCGCGACGCCCGTGAGCCGCAGCCGCTCGGGGTTCGAGCGGGCGCGCAGCACCGCGCTCCCCGCCTGGTGCGGCAGGTTGCTGTGCCCGCCTGGCGTGAAGGGGACATCGGCATCGGCCGACAGCGTGAGCATCGCCCAGCGGAGCCGCATATCGAACTCCATGGTGCCGAGGTCCTTCTCGGCGCTGATCTGCATGTGTCGGAAGCCCGTCGCGGTCAGGGTTTCCGTGACGTTCAGCGTCGAGTGGATCGAGCCGAACTCGTCGCCCGCGTCGGGCAGCGCGACCAGCGTCAGCGCGGAGATCGGCGTGAAGCCGGCGGTCGGCGACCCAATGGTGATGCGCCAGCGGACCAGATTGCTGGCCTGCCGGACGCCCCAGGCGGTCACGCCTGCCTTCGCGCGGAGGGTGACGCTCGCCGGCGGCGTGACGCGGAACTGCGCGGGCGTCGATCGTGCGATCACCTGCAGCGCGGCGCCCACGCCGAGCGTGTCCAGCTGCAGCGTCGTCGGCGAGCCGGGCTGATCCTCGGCGAGATCGCGCACACGAACGACGCGGATGACGCGACCGACGGCGAGCGCCCCCACGGTCGGCGCGTGCAACGCCACCGTGGCCTCGCCGGTCGCCGACGTGGTCAGCTGTGCAGACCCGAACAGCGTCTCGCCTTCGAGGCGGATCGTACCGCCGGCGGGGAGCGCGTTGGCGGTGATCACCCGAAGCCGGATCGTCGTCGCCGAGACGGCCGCGCCCAGCGGCAGCACCAGATCGGCATTTGCGCTCCACGACGGCGTGACGCCGACGCCGATCGCCTGCACGATGGCTGGCGTAATCAGCACATCGGCCTCTCCGTTGGCGTCCCACGCGGGCGCGCTCTGCACGGTGTAGGTCCGCGTCGTCGAGGTCCCGTAGGCGAAGCTGCCGGTCAGGAAGAGCGGAGGCGGGGCCCCCGGCAGCGAAATCTGCGCCGGCGGGAAGCGGTTGCCGCCGAAGTCGATGCTGATGACGAAGGCGCCCGCGGTGTAGCCGCCCACGACCGTGCCGTCGGTCGTGATCTGCACCGTCTGCGGCACGAACGACGTGCCGAAGCCGTCATTGACGACCTGATAGGTCCGCCACGCCTCGGTGACCGACACCAGCGTGCCGGGCGCGAGATCGATCGACAGCGGTGCGACGCCAAGGGACGTCACGCCCGCGCCGGGGTTAGGCGCGTTGATCACCGTCGCGAACGCCGTGAAGCCCTCCTGCACGCCGATGGTCTGCCCGATGGCGAGCGACGGCGTGACCGGCAATCCGCCGAGCGTCACCGTGCCCGCGCCCGCCGCCTGGGCGCCGGAGGCGACGGTGTTGCGCACCGTGCCATCCGGGAAGCGGATCGGCAGGCGGGTCCCGTCCGCGATGCCGCCCGCTGGCACGACCGGGGTCACGCTGACCGTCACGATCCCCGCGCTGTTGCCCACCCCGGGCCCGGTGGTGGCCACCCACGCGGGCGCGCGCACCGCGTCCCCGCGGAAGAGCGGGGCACCGGGCGGCAACCCCTCAAGCTCGAGCACGGCCGCGCCCGCCGCGGCGGCGACGCGCACGGTGCCCTCGAGCAGCGGTGGCTCGCTGCGCGCGCGGGCGGTGAGCCGCCCGTTCGCACCGATGCGCGTCCACCCCGTGGCCCCGTCGCGGAAGTCGCCATTGCCGATCCCATTCCACTCCGTGCGCGACTTGGCGACGGTGGCCTTGCGCACGACGCGCCCGCGCGGACGCGCCAGTGCCGAGGGACTCGCGAGCTCGGTCAGGATGGCGCCGGCGGTATCGCGCACCAGGCGCACGAGGTTGCCCACGGGCAGCGGCCGCGCGACCTGCACCGCTTGGTCGACGACGCGACTGGCGAGGATCGGCAGGGCGGTGCCGTCGGCCAGCATGATCGCATTGCCCACGAACTGCCCGTCCTCGACGAGCGGGCCGTCCCCACCCGACGGATCGGCGAGCGTGAGCCACGACGGCGACCCAGTCGTCGCGCTGGTGATCTGCCAGACCGTGAGCCCCATCGTCTGCCCGTTGTCGGCGACGGGCAGCACGACCGAGCACGCCTCGTCGAGACTCGCGCGGCGGGACGTCACCCGCACGATGGGCCCCTGATAGAGCGGGAGGGGCGGGCGCGACGAGCGCACCGCGCGCAGGTCGAGCCAGAACCCGCGGAGCTGCCCCGTCGTCGTCAGGTCGGGGCGGAGCACGAGCTGCTGCCGCGTCGCGCGCTCGACCGCGCTGAGGTACTGCTCATAGGTCCACTGATCGATCACGCCGACGTCGATCACACCGGTGAAGCGCACGTCGCCGACGCCGAGGAGCCAGGAGAAGCCGTCGGGGACGCGCCCGGGCAGCACGAACTGGGCGAGCCCCGCCCGCACGGTCTGCGGCTCAGGGGTGAAGCGATAGAGGTCGCTGTCGCCGGCGCGCGCCTGGCGAATGAAGCCACAGCGCGCGAGCTGCGAGCGGAGCGGGCTGAGGGTCACACTCACCCGGTCCGATCCGGTCGTCTCCTCGATGCCCTCGACGAACCACCAGCTGCGGCCGCGGCGGGGGTGATCGACCTCGACGCACACGCCCTCCTCGAGCTGGGCGTCGCGCAGCTGCTGGGCCGTGCACGTGAAGCTGCCGCTCGACGGCGCGCCGCTGGCGGCCTTGAAGCTGCCCTGCAGGCCGGACAGCGTGCCCAGCGAGACCGCGCCGACGACGCACGGCACCCGGTCGAAGATCTTGAGGATGCTCATCAGTTGACGCCTGGCTGTCCGACGAAGCGGCGCTGCTCGGCGTCGCGCCGGGCCAGCGCGACGGAGATCTCGTCGATGGTGAACCCGCGCAGCCGCTCGAGCAGGCTGACCATGTTCTCGAGGTGCTCGACCTGCTTCGAGCTGTTGATGGCGATCGTGTCGAGGCTCCGGTTGCCGGCGGTCATCAGGTTGGCCAGCGTGGCGGTGGCCACGTCAAAGCCGCGCAGCACGTCGGCGGCGACGGCACTGCTCACGGGGATCATCGTCCCGCCGACGTCGACCGCCGTCTCCGGGGGCGTCGTCGACGAGGGGGTCCCGGAGGAGACCGTGCTGTCTGTGGTGCCGCGCAGCGAGTTGACCAGGCCGAGCAGCTCGAGGAGGGCGTCGCGGAACTGGCCGCGATTCAGATCGCCGAACGACGCGCGGTCGATCTGTCCCCTATCCAGCGCCTCGAGGCGCCCCCGCAGGTTGAGAAAGGTCTGGTCGAGATTGTTCAGGTCGACCAGGCCGGAGAGCGCGCTCGAGCGTCCGCCGAAGAACTGGCCGAGGGCCTGCAGGATGCCGCCCTCGCCGACGCGATCGACGCGCAGGCGATCGCGCAGCGCCGCGAGCTGCGCCGACGCGCTATTCCCCACGCCCGTGCCGGTGTTCAGGGCGGAGAGCAAGTCATTGATGCCCGCGCCGATCAGTCTCCCCTCGCGGTCGCGGATGTTGATGGAGAACGACCGCGCGATCTCGTCGAGCTGCGCCATCGAGAGACCCTGCCGCCGCAGCATCTCGTTGAGCTGCGACGTCTGCCCGCGCGTGAGCGCGCCGGTCGGCAGGCCGAACGGGGACGCGTTGAACAGGGCGTCCAGCGCATCCGACGCGGACTGCTGGATTCGCCCAGACACGCCCACGCCCGCGATGCCCTCCTCGCGCAGCCGCTCGAGCTGCCGGCTGTTCTCGGCCAGCAGTCGCCTCCGCTCGACGTCGCCCTGGGTCATCGTCGACACGATGTTGGCGATCCCGCCGAGGACGCCGGCCACGCCCGCGAAGGAAAAGCCGGTCGCTGCCATCTTGCCAATAGCGCCGGCTATGTTGAGCGCCGACGTGAGCGCCGTCGAGGCGGTCCGGTCGATGACGCCGAAGCTTGTCGCCAGATCGAGCGCCCCGCGCGCGAGGACGCCCATCTCCCCGCTGGCCTTCTTGATCGACTCGGGCACAGGCTGCACGTTCGCGCGGACTTCACCGAGGCGAGCCGCCGCCTTCTCCATCTCGCGATTGAACTCGGCGGCGACGCCCGGCGGGAGCGCGATCGAAGCCTTGGCACCGAGCCGATCGAAGCCGCCCGCCGTGAGATCGATGTTGGTGAGTAACGCGTTCATGGCCTTGGCGACCGCGTTCGCGTGGTCCTCGGCAACCTTCTGCTCTTTCTTGAGCGCCGCCTCCCGTTTCCGCTGCTCGGCCTCGGTCACCTTCGTGACCTTCTCCGCCTCCGCCGTGATCACGACTGCCGCGCGCTGGCTTGACTCGACCTGCTTCTCCGCGGCGTTCCGGTAGGCCTCGATGATCGCGCCCGTGTCGCGCTTGGCGTTCTCGGCCATCTCGCGCCCCCACTTCTCGAGGCTGTCGAGGCGCAGCAGCTTGCCAATGCCGCCAACGAACTCGCCGAGGACCTCCTGCGCGCCGTTGAACGCGGCGACCAGGACGACACCGATCGCGTTGGCGATCTTGCCCGTCCAGACGATGGCGGGCCCGATGATCTTCACCAGCTCCACGAGCCCGCGCAGGATCAGCGTGCGGATCGGCTCGATCGCGCGCCCGAACTCGACCTTCATGTCGCTGGTCGCGTTGCTGAGCAGCTGCGTCTGTCGCGCGCCGGTCGCGTTCGTCTCGTTGAGCTGACCGCCCAGCTTGTTGCCGGCCTCGATGACAGCATTGAGCTCGGCCAGCCGCTTCTGCGAGTCGGTCATCGTCGCGGCCGCGAGCCCGTTCTCCTTCGCGTACTCCTTCCAAAAGGCGCTCGGGTTCTTACCCAGAATTCGGTCGAACCCCTCGTCTTGTCCCCTCAGTCCGAGGTTCAGCGCTTCGATCGATCCGGCCGCATCGAGGCCTGCCGCGCGACCGAGCTTGAGCGCCGCCGAGAGCAGCTCCTGCGCCTTGCTCGCGTCGCCCGCCAGCGCGGCATAGCGCCCGACCGTCGTGGCCGCGTTGTTGGAGTCGACGGCACCGAGCGCGAACTCCTCGCGCGCGGCCTTCGCGATGCGGGTGAGCTCGCTGAGCGGGACGCCCGTCAGCTTCGCCTGCGCCTCCATGCGGCGCTGGCTCATCGTGTACTCGTCGAAGGCGCGCATCGAGTCAAGCGCGAAGTCCTTCACGCGCTCGATGCCCTCCTTCAGCAGATCCCAGCCGACGGTCAGGATCGCAAGGCCCTTGAGCCAGCCAGGCACCTTCGACGCGAAGCCGGCCATGCCGGTGCTGGCCGACGACGCCGCCTGTGAGACGGATTCCTCGCCGTCGATCGAGAACCGCATCCGCACGTCAGGCACTGCGTCGCTCCTCTGGGAATGCCTGTTGGGCGAGCTGTGCCGTCACCGTGCGCCAGTTGGCATCATCCGCTCGCGCCAGACGGAACGTCGTCGCGTGGTCGAGCTTGCGCCCTGCCAGCACCGTGAGGTAGCCCTCGAAATCCGCCATCGCCGAGCGCACGTCGACGTAGCCGTCGGCGGTGTCGTAGCGCGCCGCGTCGTAGTACCACGCCTCGCCGTAGGCTTCGCGCAGCGTGGCGACGATCACGGCCAGCGAGATCGCGCGCTGCTGGCCGGGGGTCTGCATCTGCTGGTGGCGCCGCTTGAGCTGGGCGTACGCGTCGTCGGGCTCGTCGGCGGTGACCGCGGGTGCCCGGGTCGGGCCGTACAGCACCGCGCGCAGCACCAGCCCGAGGCTGGCCTCATCGAGCCGCCGCAGCAGGCGCGCGGGCGGCGACCACCGGAGCCGCTGCCAGCCCGTCGGCGGGGGAAACGCCTCGGTGAGCGCCTGCGCGATCGCGGCCGCGCGATCGACGGCGCCCGGCTGGTGCATGGCCGCCTCGACGCGGAGCACCGTGCGCACGCTGAGCGGGCGCGGCCAGTAGGTGCGATCGTGCAGCACCAGCGGCCACGCCCGCGCGGCGTCGACGATGCGTCGCGCGCCGTAGGCCACGATCAGAGGAAGATGATGCGATCCGTCCCGTCGACGCACCGCCAGGTCGTCTGGAACATCGCCTTCCCCTCATCGGTCTGCGGCACCGGCGCGTTCACCTGCTGCGCCGCGTCAAACTCCACGCGGATCATGTTGCCCGCCACGCCGTACTGCAGCGCGATCGGCACCGTGGTGCTGTTCTGCCACATGCGCTCGAGGTCGACGCCGGCCACGGTGTGGAACGGCGAGGCAACGAGCGGCGTGTCCTCGACGAGCGCCGTCAGCTGCGGATCGAAGCTGTTGAGCACCCAGCCCCGGAGCCCGCTCGGCGAGTCCTGGCGGACGACAGCGTTGCCGGCATCCGTGTTGGAGTTGAAGCTGGTCGACTTGACGCGCACGGCGAGGAAATCGCCGATCGTGAGCGACCCGCCGACGCACACCGGTGTGGCGAGCGCCGGCCCGTCGTAGCCGGCGAGCGCGCCGGTCAGCGCGGCTGGGAGCGCCTCGGTGACGGTGGTGTCGACGATGCCCCGGAGGTTGGGGTTCGTGATGATCTCGCCCGTCGTCGCGGCCTCGAAGCTGAAGTCGCCGCACACGTCGGTGAAGCTGTGGCGCCGGCCCTTCGCCCAGCAATCGAGCGAGAGGATGCCCGAGTCGTACTGGTCGGCGGTGTAGCGGGTGTAGATCCACCGCGCCGTGGGCGTCGCCGAGAACGTCGCGACGTAGCCGCAGGCGAGCAGCTGCAGGTGGATCTCGCGCGGTGGGCGAATGCTCGCCGTGTACGCGGTGCCGGGGCGGCCGCGCATTACCGAGCGATACGGGATGGTGCGCCAGAACCCGGTGGGCGTGGCATTCCGACGCCGGAAGATCGTCGAGCCCGAGCGCCCCCGCGCGCCTTCGTCGATCGCCTGCAGGCCATCGAAGTTGGGCACCTGGTCGCCCAGGAAAGGCAGCATCCCGTCGCTGGCGGCGACGGGCGCGGTGCGCGTGTTGCGCGTGGTCTGAATCACGCCCGCCACGGCAAACCGGTTGTTCAGTACGGTGAGCGCGTCGAGGCTCATGACTCGGATTCCTCAGCCGGCACGGCCGGCAACTCGGTGACAACCTCGGGAGCCGCCTGCCACAGTGCGGCGGGCGGCGACTGGTAGAACGCCTCGACTGCGGCGGGCCCCTGCTGCTCGATCTCGAGCGGCAGCGGGACGTCGCGAGCCACTCCCGGGCGCTCCGGGTCGGGGATTCGTAGCGTGACGAGCGCACCCATCTCAGACGGCTCCGGTGTTGGTGAAGTGGTCGCGCAGGGTCAGCGACAGCAGCAGTGCCACGCCGACCTCGCTGGTGCCTGGCGGCGTGAAGGTCGGGAACAGTTGCGTGGAGTCCCACGTCAGCAGCTTGCAGCTCCGCACGATGAGCGGAGGGCCCTGCGCCTCGAAGGCGAGGCGCAGCGAGCGGAGCACCGCGCGCACAATGAGCGCGGCGATGCGACGGCGTTCGGGTTGGGTGCCGGTCGGCGCGAGCGTGATCCGCACGATCAGCTCACAGCGCACGTCGGGCGGCACGGGGAAGTGGCCCTGCTGGGTGAGGATCGCGACCTGGTCCGACTCGCCGACCTGCAGCACCACGGTGCCGGCGGGCGGTTGCACGGCGACGTCGCGGGCGCTCTCACCGTTGTCGAGATCCGACACGACGGTCACCGTCGTGGGCAGCGTCTCGCCCGCCCGCCTGGGCACGATCGGCAGCAGCGCGGCGACCCCGGTGACAGGCGCCGCCAGGATTGCCGTCACGGCATCGATCGCGCAGTCGATCACGCGGCCCGCCGCGTGAGGGTGACCACTTTGTGCACGCCGTCCTTGAGCGTTTCGACGAGGTGCACGCTGAACAGCCGGGGCGTTGTCTCCCCGATGTCTTCGCGCAGCACGGTCACGGGGGCGTCGCGCACGACCGACGCGGGGAGCTCGTCAGCCATGCACCGGAAGGAATCGGCGCGGACCTGCACCATGAATCCCCCGGCGTCCCCGTCGAGGCGCTCCGGCTCGCGGAAATGCCCCCGCACCGACGCGGCGTCCGGCCCCGACAGCACAGAGCTGCCGGGGCCGTTCGTGGCGCGTCGGGCGGTCGCGAGCCGCAGGGCCGCGAAGGACATCCTACGTGGTGGCGGGGGCGGTGGCAGGGGCGGTGGCAGGAGCGGCCGCGCGGCCCTTCTTCGTGTCGGTGGCGGCGCTGAAGAGCGGCTTGTCCGTCTCCTCCACCTTGCCCGTCGCCTTCAGGTACTTGATGTCGTCCACGTCGTGCAGATCGACCACGTCGCCCGCCTCGGCCACGACGCCGGTGCCGATGACCATGGTCTTGAGAATCTTGAGTCGCATCAGGGGTTCCAGAGAGGGATCTCGGAGCGCGCGCCTTCGCGCGCGCCCCGGCGATC